GAACAATCAACAACGCGTCAAAAGCCTTGCAATCGCTCGGCTTACGCGTGGAAGATTTCGACAGCAAAGAGGCAATGTTTGACGGCATTATCGACGCTCTTTCAAATATGGAAGATAAAACGTTGCAAACGGCTTACGCAAACGAAATTTTCGGCGACAAAATCGCAAATCAAATGTTGCCGTATCTTAACGCGGGAACGGACGCAATCAATCAATTTAAGTCGGAATTTGAAACAATCGGCGCGCTTTCAAACGAACAAGTCGCCGCTCTTGCAAAACTTGACGACACGATCTATTTATTGAAAGAGTCCTTAAAAAACGTATGCTTGCAAATCGGCGCGTCTTTCGCCCCGCTATTGCAACGCGTTGCCGAAATAATCAATACGTCGCTTATTCCGAAATTGCAAAAACTCGCCGAATGGTTTAACTCCCTTACGATAGAACAACAAGCGTTTGCGGCAAAAGTGTTGCTCGTGGTGGCGGCACTTGCCCCACTTGCGCTCGGTATCGGTAAAGTGGTATCGGCTATCGGCGGTATTATAAAACTTATCCCCGCATTGCAAGCGGGTTTGTCCGCGCTTGCGGCTAACCCGATTATACTCATTATCGCGGTTATTGCGGCAATTTTGTTGTTGCTTTACACGCGGTGCGAGGCGTTCCGCGACTCGATAAACAATCTTGTATCCACGCTCGGCGAGGCGTTGCAACCCGCGCTCGACGCAGTAATGCAAGTGCTTGATTTGGTAATGCAAGTTTTACAACCGATAATCGACCTTGTCGGCGGCGTGCTTGCGGTGGCGATAAACATTATATCCGAGGCGTTGCAACCCGTTATCGGCATTATACAAGCGATATTCGATATTATTTCGCCGTTGCTCGATATGCTTATGTCGGTTGTCGAAATGATATTGACGCCGATACAAGTTGCGATACAAGCGTTATTCGGCATTTTACAACCGCTTTTGTCGGTCGCCCTTATCCCCTTAAAAGTCGTTTTGCAAGCCTTGCAAGTGCCTTTGCAAATGCTCGGCACGTTGCTCGGTTGGCTTGCTCCGATATTTAAGATTTTCGGCAACGTCGTTACAAAGATTTTTAGCGGCGTTGTAAAGATTATCAATATCGTCGTAGGTGTTGTCGAGGACGCCGTAAACTTCGTTATCGGCATAATTAACAAACTTATTGACGGCGTCAATTCGTCTTTGGGTTGGCTCGGTGTACATATCGACCGTATCGCGGAAGTAAAACTCCGCATTGATACGTCGGAAATCAAGGATATGGACGACGTCAACGCTATTATTGACAGTACCGCCCCGACGCAAC